AGGTGAAACTGCTCAAGTGCAGCAAGCGTCAAATCCTCCCAATGTGGTACGAGCATCCGATGGCAGTCCTATTCTGGATGGATCAGGTAATCCTATATTATCAGACACACCTGCTGTAGAAGAAGGATTAAGCGATCTTCCCCCACTAACACCCGAGCAAGTTCAAAGTTTAATGAATGCTATTGGGAAAAAAGAATCAAGTTCTATTCCCGGAGGAAAACAAAACTACGATGCTCAAAATAGATTAGGTTATGTTGGAAAGTATCAATTTGGTGCGATGGCGTTAGCCACTCTGGGTTATATTAAGGTAGGAAACAATCAAAAACTAACTAATGATATTTTGGATAATCCTGCTAATTGGACAGGAAAGAATGCATTAAAGTCAAAAGCCGACTTTATTAATAATGGTAAGAAACAAGAGACTATCATGGTTGAAAATCTTAAGTTCAACTATGGTGTTTTGAAACGAAAAGGAATTTTAACATCTAACGATGATCCAGGAAAAGTCGCAGGTTTATTAAGTGTTTCACATCTTTTAGGTGCGGGAGGGGCATCATCCTTTGCAGCGGGAAGAGATAATAAAGACGGTAACGGAGTCACAGGAAGAACATATTATGAAGTGGGGGCGTTGGCTGTAGGTCCAAGCGTGCCTCTACAAAACGCTGCTGAGTCTGCAATACCTGCTAATGTTGATCCTGCAGGTTCTCTTAATAATATAGGAGACTTACAACCTCGCCCATTTGCCGATCCCAATAATGAATTTCCAAAATGTACTTACACCGATCATCCCGATACCAATAAACTTGCAGCGGGTGAGATTGACAAAACACCTATTCAAAAGAGACGCAATAGCATTAGAGAAGATGTCCCTATAGTTACAGGTGATCCTTGGGATGAACCGCAACCCGCTTATAATGCTAAGTATCCATTTAATCAAACCTTTGAAACCGAAGGTGGCCACCTGGTAGAATTTGATAGCACACCTGGCCAAGAAAGAATTCATGTTTATCATAAGGCAGGAACCTACATAGAGATAGACGTAAACGGAACCATGGTTAGAAAAACTATGGGTGACAACTTTGAGTTAATTGAGCACAATAACTATTTGTATACTCGAGGTGCATACAAGTTAACCGTCGAAGGTGCTACACAAATTCTAGTCAAGAATAAAGTCGACTTGCAGGTTTATGGTGATGTTAATGCAACGGTTAACAATAATCTAAACTTAAATGTTGCGGGGGATACTAATATAATCACCGGCGGCGCCTTTAATGTTAAAGCAGACTCAGTTAACTTCACTGCTGCAGGAATGGTTGAAATAGCAGCGGATGGTGGCACGGCGATAGATGGAGGTGAGATCAACTTCAATTCAGGTATTGCATCAGCGAATGGTCTTGGGGCAGCTCCCGACACACTTGAAATAGAAGAGACTGATGTAAATCCTCTACAAAGACCTGATACTAATCAGGATGCTTTTGATCTTGATGCAGGTGAACCTGGAGCAGAAGAAATACATCAAAGGCAAGTCGAGAATGGAGATATTGTGGAAACTACACCCTCTGAGGGTGAATCTGCAGAGCCTCTCGATAATCAGATCGATCCTACAGAATGTGATTGCGGCGAGTTTGCTAATACCACCGTATTTCCTGACAATCTGCAACTATCTAAGTTTTTTAATCTCGGTCAGCTATCATCAAGATCTGCAGTTGTCAAAGAAAAGGTTACAGCACAAAGAGGTTTGACTCAAGGACAAATCGTTTGCAATCTTAAGAACTTAGCAGTTAACTGTCTAGATAAGATTAAGACAAAATACCCAGATATGATTGTCACTAATGCATTTAGATTAGATAAAGCCGCACGCACTAATGTGTCTGATCACGGTGCTGGTATGGCAGCTGATATTCAGTTTCCTTCTGTGCAACCATCGCAATACTTTGAGATCATTAAATGGATAGCAGATAATGTGCCGTATAAGCAGTTGCTGCTTGAGTATGGGGGCGGAGCAAGAAATCCGTGGATCCATATTGCCTTTGATAAGACAGGTCAACGGCATCCTTTAGCCACAGCGACCTTTAAAGACCATAAAGTGTACGCCAGAAACAAATTTGTGAACCTTGCATAATGGCTTTAACGGTTATTAAAACAGATTTAGTTGGCTTTCCTTCACCTGCTATAGGTGATGAAGCATCTGAGGCAGTAAATCCTACCTTTATCTATAATATTCCTGAGAATATAGGAATTCTTTTTGAATATGCAGCTAATGGAACTCCGACTTCGACTACAACGATGTCTGAAAGAGAAGCCACTATTGTAAGCCTTTTACAGCAACCAAATACGAATAAAAAACTAAGAAGTGTTAACCCGTCATCTTTCGCTAATATACTTCATCGGGGGGATATTACCCATTCTTTTGTAATTGATACTTCCGCTGTATTAGGTCGTCGATCAATTACAAGTGCAGATAATTTGGATCAAAGTCAAATTATACAAGGTGTAGAACGAAGATCTAACGGCGAACTAAAAAACCAGCATGTTGTCTATTATATCATAAAGCCTATCGTAGAGTCAGGAAATGTACAACTTTTATCAAATGTTCAGGTTGGCGGAAATATTGCTAATAGTTCTGCATACTTTGATGGTACAAATCATTATACCCTTAAAGGATCAACAGATTTAACAAATGAATTTTCTAGATTGTCTGTTGGGCTAACTCCCAGCGGACCCATGGGTGCTTTCTTGCAACAAGCTGTACAAACTAATTATCTTTATGGTGATATTACAGGTAGCACCTTTTTAAGTGGAGAAAGGAATAGATTAGGGACTGATGCAAATTTGATGGTGTCATATAGAAATGGGTTGATTAACGCATCGAATGTACATTATTCAAACATACTTTTATTGATGGATTATTTGGCTTCTAACACAAAGACACTAGTTTCTAATGTTTTGCTTCCTAACGCTATTATATCATATGATCCTCCTTTTTATATGCCAGGTGTTTATGAAAGAACACCGTTTAGTATAAAGTTGTCTTTCTTTTATGAAGACCTAGGTAACCCGGGATCCAATTTGGTTTCTATAAACGGGAACTGTGTTTCTGACTTAAGTAACATAGGCATAACCGTCACTAAACTATCCTCGAGTGAGTTTGTAGTTTCAGGATCTTATACGGGAGCTTTGGGGGATTCCTCATATAAGTTTGTAATGCGAGATGGGACGATAAAAGAACTTCCCTTTAACACAACAGAAGATTATCGTGCGTTGGTTGAGTTTTCTCTACCCCCTCAAACTACAAAAGAAGTTTCAATTGTCTTTAATTTAGAGTTTGATGGAGGTACTCTTTTCTCACCAACAATCTTACAATCAGTTAATTTTTCTTTCAATAACGCTGTAAGTATAATTGAATCATTAGTAAGGAGCAGATAATGCGTCCAGTAGCCAGAAAAGATGATAAAGTGACATCCCCCAACGGATTTGGATTTAAGTGTAGGTTTCCTGGGACAACTTCTGTAGGAGAGGTAAATAGCAATAATGTTTACGCTAATGGAAAATTAATCGTTGTTATAGGAAATAAAATATCCCCCCATCCTTTGGGACCTTGTGCAGTAACCGATACGGGTGTGTTAGTCAAAGCATCTAGCACAGTTAAGATTGGCGGAAAGGGTATGGGGCGAATTGGTGATACCTACACCAATAATGATATTATTTCGCAAGGTTCAACGAATGTTTTCGCTGGAGGCTAATAAATACTTTTATGGCAATAAACACACGCACCTTCACAGACTTTAATTTTAACTTTACACCTCACCCCGCAACTGCTGACATCGTCAAAGTACAAGATGAAGAGGCAGTAAGGAGTGCGATACGTAATCTTATTCAGACAAAAAATTTTGATAGACCCTTTCATCCTGAGATTGGATGCGGCATACATAATCTATTGTTTGATAACTTTACTCCACTAACAATACAGCTAGCGAGAAAAGCGGTGGGAGATATTCTACGCGCCTATGAACCTCGAGCAGAAATTCTCGATATTCAGGTAACATCTCCGCAAGACAGTAATGATCTAACTATTACGGTCATCTTTCGTTTGATAAATTCAGATAATCCTGTAAAAGTAACTACGATTCTTAATAGGACAAGGTAATGTCTACAAATCTTCGCGTCACTGAACTAGATTTTGATGCTATTAAGACAAACATCAAAAACTTCTTCAAAGCTCAGCCAGAGTTTTCTGATTATGACTTTGAGGGTTCGTCTTTATCTGTTCTTATCGATACCTTGGCTTATAACACACACTATAACGCCTTCTATCTTAACATGGCGGTCAATGAGGTGTTTATTGACAGCGCAGTGAAGAGAGAATCAGTTGTCTCTCTAGCCAAGATGCTTAACTACACTCCTCGAAGCGTAAAAGCTGCAAGTGCAAAACTAAATATAACAGTTAATGGTGTTATTGGTTCTCCTTCTTCCCTAGTTATTGACAGATATACAGCGTTCACAACAACTATTGATTCAAAATCATATAGTTTTTACAATATTGAACCTGCGACAATTACTCCTGAAGGTTCTACATATTCTTTCGAAAACTTGACAGTTTTTGAGGGAAGATTTATTGTCAATAAGTTTACAGTGGGCGCGACCCCGGGCCCTGCAGAAAAGTTTGTTATTCAAAATAAAAATATAGACACTAACACATTACGAGTGACGGTGCAGCCATCCTCTAGTTCATCTGAAAGTTTTGCCTATACAAGATATGATGGAGATATTAGTACACTCACAGGGTCGTCTGCTATTTACTTTTTAGAGCAGAACAGTCAGGGGTTTTATGAGGTTTATTTTGGTGACGGCATTATAGGTGCAGGTTTAAGTTCAGGCAATAATGTGACTCTCGAATATTTAGTGACCTCAGGAGAAGAGGCTAATATTTCTGATAAAGTGTCACAAACATTTGCATTATCGGGCAGCATTCAAGGATATTCAGATGTAACAGTTGCAGTTTCACAAAAGTCATCCGGAGCTCAACCAGAAGAAACTACTGAAGAAATTAGATTCAATGCAACTCGTGCTGCTACATCTCAAAACAGATTGATTACTACTAGTGATTACTCGGGATATCTAAAGAGCACATATAATTATATTGATAAAGCGGTCGTATGGGGAGGGGAAGATAATAATCCTCCGCAGTATGGCAAGGTCTACATTTCTATTCTTCCAAAACCCAATCAAACTCTCACAGCGACACGCCGGGGGGAGATTGTTACAGACATTAAGAAAAAGCGTGCTCTGGGTATAACACCTGCCTTTATAGATCCTGAAATCTTCTTTATTGTTATTCAAGACACAGTAAAGTATAATCCAAATTTAACTAATGATAGCTCGGTTGATATTCAGAACGCTGTTCGTGCAGCAATCGAAAATTATTTTTCAACTAATATCACACAATTCGGCGATGACTTTTCTGCTTCTAGGCTAATCGCAGCCATCGACTCTGCGAAAGATTCAATTATTAGTAATAGTATGATACCTATTGTTGAAAAAAGATTTACTCCTAGTACAGGAATTGCATTTACGCAAAGTTTTCAGATCGCTAACAAAATTGAGCCAGAAACACTTTCAACTACATTTTTTTATTTTAATCCGTTATTTGACACCGTTCCCATTAAGTCTAAGATCATTGATGTTAAAGACGCAACAGCTTTAGTGGTTACAGGGACTTACAGAAGAAGCGGACAGGTGGTGACAATAAACACACCTTTAGCACCTCATGGATTATCCCCCGGCGAAACTGTCACTATTGTATTTACGGGTTCTGCTTTAGATGGCAATTATTCTATTGTATCAACACCTACAGAAAAGTCATTGACTATTCAAACAGAAGAGGAAGGTGTCGATTATGGCACAGTGACGATAACTGCTCAAAAGACAGGAAAGCTAAAGATTATTGATGCAGATACCTCAAGAGTTTTAAATAATAATGTGGGAAGAATAGCATATGATTCAGGACTAGTTGTTGTCGATGGACTGAAAATTTTTGGATTCCTGTCTGACCAAACTGATCTTAGAATTTACTTGAAAATGACACGCGATTCTGAAGATATCTTTGCGGAAAGAAATCAGATCCTTCGTCTTGACACAGATAATAGTAACCCGGGAGTTAACAGGTTAGGTGGTGTGTCTATCAGCACATTAACTATACCTAGATAAAAATGTCAGACACCACATACGAAAAACTATCAAGTCTGGTAAAATACCAGCTGCCTGAATTCGTTCGGGATAGCTACCCTATATTTCAAACCTTCTTAGAAAAATATTATGAGTTTACTGAACAGGAAGGGAATGTACAATATGGTGTTCAAAATGCAAAAGCATTTGCTAACATTGATGAAACTGCTAATGCCTTTGTCGATTATTTTTTATCTCAGTATGCATACAATCTTCCTGAAAGTATCTTTAAGGATCAGTTAAATCAAGAAGTAGGTTTAGTTTCTAATACCATAGACAGCAAACGTGCTATTGCAAAGAGACTATCAGATTATCATGGAGCGAAAGGTTCGGAGGGAGCGATAAGACTTCTGTATCGTTTACTTTTTGATGATGAAATTGTTTTTTATTATCCTAAAGAAGATATTCTGAAGCCGTCTGATGCGTCTTGGGGTCAAGTCAAAACAATTCATCTGTATGATATAGAGCCTAATGTTACAATAGACATTTCCGGATATGGTGGTAGTATAGTAGAGGGAAAGATATCAGGAGCCACTGCTGTTCTAGATAGCCTTTTCTCTGAAAAAGTAACAACTGCAAATGTAGTATTATTCGAGATGAAAGTTGATGAAGGATCACTCTCGGGCAACTTTATTTTAGGTGAACCTCTCTTTCTAAAAACTGCTAATATCACTACAGGTACTCTAGAGCTTATAGGCAATTTGAAATTTTATAATGCAATATCCTCCATTGATATAATAGACTCAGGGTTCGGATATAACAAAGGCGCTCTTTTTTATAACAATTCTGTTTCAGTAGATAACTTCTTAGGTGAGGTAAGTCGTGTAGATGATACAGGGCAAATACAAAAATTTGATATCGATACGGCAGTTAATCTAAGCTCTGAGTTTTCAAACAGTACACCACCCGTGCTTGTTATCAATGACATACAAAAAACTTATTATGGCAGATTTGAAACTTTAGGAAATGTTGCATTTATTGCCGCAGCAAATAACTCACCAACATCTAATGTTATTGTGCATGGTTTAGACAAAGGTGACTTTATAAATGTACAGTTCACGACAGGATTAGTCATTCCCGGAACTATATACCCAGTTAATTCAGTGATCACATCAAAAAGATTTACTGTTGCCTCTACGGGGCTTACTAGTAATGTAAGGGGGAATGTAACACTACACCCCCGACAAGCAAACCTTCAAGTTAACTTGGGCGCTATTACAACCTATCCCGGCGCCTTCAATGATAAGAATAGTCACCTAAGCGATATCAAAAAAGTTCAAGACAGCGATTATTATCAAGACTTTTCCTATGTGATTAGAGCAAATCAATCTTCTGCTCTTTGGAAAGACATTATCAAGAAGAGCGTGCATCCTGCAGGAATGAAGTTAATAACTGAGATATTCATTTCGCTCTCTAATGCCTTCACTTCTACATCAGTAACTGCCACAGTGCCTGTTGATGCTATAGTAACTCGTAGAATACAGTTTAATCCTACAACATCAGTCCCTCTTCCGTCTGTGGTCCCTCTTTCACAACTAATTATTGAAAGTTTTGGATCTGTTAGTAGAAGTGTATATAAACATAGAAGTACATTGTTTTACACCCTTTCCCTAGATAAGTTCAAATTTTATAATACTAGTTTAAGAATTTCTGATATTCCTTCAATGACATATAATGATCCTTTCAAACTAGTTGAACCGCAAATTCATTTATCATCACAAACATATCAGGGGCAATCCAACATTATTTTGAATAGCAGATTTGATTCTTTAGCTAATTGGTCAGTGCCTTCAGGATTTACAATTTCTCTAAGCAATTTAGAAGGCACAGCTGCAACAGGAAATGTATCACAGGGGTTTTCATGTGATGCGAATGCTAAGTATATGGCGACTTATGAAATAAGATCCTTGTCAGCAGGTAGTGTTTTTATTGCAGCCAATACAAGGCCAGATGCAAATGTTTTTGTAGGAACCTCTAGAAATAGCCCCGGTATCTATAGTGAATTATTTTGGCTCGCCCATCCTACAGCGAATATAATTATAAGCGGGACGGGGTTTACAGGTAATATAAGCAATGTACATGTTAAAAAAATGGTAAACAGGTTAGGGTAACCTATAAATATTAAAAAGAATTCGGAGATCTGAATGGCTGCGATTATCACCAAAGACATGCGTCTACACAACGCTAAACAGTTTGTAGAAGCGGTAACTGAACAAGCAAATACATCTATCTATGTATTCTTGGGTAGGCCTATGGCTTGGCCTAATGAGAGTGCACCGCCTTTGCATCCTGATACTTACACAGCGCAAATTGACACTTGGAACAATATGGAAGTTCTAAAGGTTGTTGGCGACAATGATGTTTCTCATTGTATTCCTCGGTATGACTGGAAACTTGGAAATGTATATTATCAATATAATGATCGAACGAGTTCAGCCAACCTTTTTGACAGCCAATTCGTAGTAATGAACTCAGAATATAATGTTTATAAATGTGTTAGTAATGGCGGAGGCAACATTACTATCAATGAACCTTCGGGAACAGGTTCTACTTCAAATAACTTTATCTTTAACACGAGCATTGGACAGGACGGGTACATTTGGAAGTATATGTATAACATCCCTCTTGCTAAATGGTTGAAGTTTGGCACACCCTCGTTTATTCCTGTAATTGATTCAGCTTTTACATCAGATGCAGCTAATGTCGCAGCTAATTCAAGGGGGCTATATGCATATAATATTGTTTCAGCAAATGTAGGAACACCCCCATCAGGATCACCTCCCGGAGATGGCGTTCACACTATAACAATTGTAGGAGATGGTACAGGTGCAACAGCTTGTGTAAAAATTACAAGCGGCAATATATCGAATGTCATTGTTAACTCATACGGGTCAAACTATACATTAGCAAATGTAACAACCTTTTTAGGAAATGCTGTCGTTGAACCTATCGTTGCTCCGCCTGAAGGTCATGGATTACTTCCTATCGATGAGGTGGGGGGTGTATACACCATGGTTAATGTTAGGTTCGAACAAACAGATGCACCTATCGTCCCATCAACAAACTTTAAGTTTAGACAGGTTGGTGTAATTAAAGATCCATTTTTGTTTGGAACACAAAGAATTCCAACCAAAACAAACTCTAATATTTTGCTTGCAGCATATGCAAATCTTACTGTCACCGGCGCGATCACAAACAGTGACCAATTAATCCCGGGTGCAATACTGCGAGGAGGCACATCAGGTGCAAATGCAACTGTTGTAAGTTATAGTGGGAATGTTATAAATTTTGTGAAGTCACGTGATACTTCTGCGAATATCGAAGGTAACTTTAAGGCTTATACTTTATCAGAAACTCTTTATGTAGGAACTTATGCAATTGGAACTTTGTTTTCTACAGCAAATGCAACTGTGCAACCTAAGTCGGGAGAAATCATGTATGTTGATAACAGAAATGTTATCACAAGAGCTACCGATCAGGTAGAAGATATTTACGTTGTTCTAGAATTCTAAAGAGAAATCATGGCAATCAACTTTAATGTAAATCCATATTATGACGATTATGATGAGGATAAGGGCTTTCATAGAATTCTTTTCAAGCCCGGTGTTGCGGTTCAAGCTCGAGAGCTTACACAACTGCAAACTATTATTCAAAAGCAAATTGAGCGGGTGGGACGACACTTCTTCGAAGATGGCGCTATGGTTATTCCTGGTCAAATCGCCATTGATACTTATGTTAAATCAATAAAGTTAACCGCAGCCAGTGTAGGATCAACTAACCTAGCAACTCTATTTGATGGTCAAAATAAAACCATCGAAGGACTTACTACAGGTGTCGAAGCGCTTGTTTTAATAGGTATTAATGCAGAGGGAGATGATCCTGCAACTCTTATTGTTCGATTTACTAGAAACGGAAATGATTTTGTCAGCAGCGAGTTTCAAGCCAGTGAAACAATTAGAATAAAAGGTACCTCTACAACATTCGGTTGCGCTGCGTCTAACCCCATTTCTAAGAGCTCTATCGCTTCAATTCAAGAAGGTGTTTATTACGCAGCAAAAAGTTTTGTCAAAGTTTTACAACAAACTATTGCTCTTGACAAATATTCAGATACTCCATCTTATCGTGTGGGGTTATCAGTTTCAGAAAATATTATTACTGAGCTAGATGACTCATCTTTATATGATAATGCTATTGGGTCTCCCAATGAATCAGCCCCGGGTGCAGATCGTTATAAAATTGAACTTATTCTATCTAAGCTGACATTTACATCAGAATTAGATCAGGACTTTTATGAGTTAGCGCGTGTTGAAGAAGGAGTAATCCTTAAAGCAGTTAATAAAACACAATACTCTGTACTTGAAAAAACACTTGCAAGAAGAACATTTGATGAATCAGGTAACTATACTGTTGACCCATTTCGAATTCAATTACGAGAACATAGAAACAACAACAGAGGTTCGTGGACAGCGAGCACCGCATACCTTAGAAATGATGTTATTACTTATAACGGTAATACCTATGTTGCCTTAACATCAGCGACATCTACAGGATCCCCTCCCTCACATACGGTAGGTGCAGTGACTAATGGTGTTAAGTGGTTATACAATCCACGTCCATATTACAATCAAGGAATATACCAAAATGGAAGTGAGTCAAAGTTAGCTATTGGTATTGAACCTGGGAAGGCGTATATTAACGGGTACGAAGTTGAAAAGATAGCTACACAATATATCCCCCTTGACAAAGCTAGAACAACTGAAAACCTAACCTCTCAAAGAATTGATACGCTTGTAGGTAACTATGTTTTAGTTAGTAATATTTACATGTCAGGATCCACTACTCTTGACCTAACAACATTTAGTAATGTTAGTTTACATAGCAATATAACTTCAACTGCAGGAACCGCTGCAGGAACGAAGGTTGGTACAGCTGCAGTCAGAGGGATCTATTTTCATTCAGGAAATGCAAGTTTATCCAACTCTATTTTCAAATTATCTTTATTCGATATTAATGTTGACTCAAATAGTTCATTTGATCGAGATGTAAAACAAATTCAAGCAAATGGGTTTACAGCAGACATTGCATTACCGTACCCTCGTGGGGCTTGGACAGACAGAGACTTTTCTGACGATTATAAAGAAAGAGGTTGGTATATTCTTGAGGGTACAGGAAATGTCGCAGCGTCAAGCACTACCTTGACAGGATCAGGCACTTCCTTTACATTAGAATTAAAGGTTGGTGATTACATTTATGTAGACTCAACTGCAGATTTACGTAGGGTCAACGCAATTGCATCTGATTATTCTTTAACATTAGAATCTTCTTTAACATCAGGAACCTCTGGCTCTAGACTTTACCGCGCTCAAATGCCTATTAAAGAACAAGCGAACCTTCCGGTTGCGTTTGTGATGCCTTATAGATCAATAAAACAAATCTCAAACCCTGTTTACTTTGTTGCTACGCCACTTAAGGGAACTGCAGTATCTCCCGGAAATCTTGTTTTCTCTTCAAACACACTAAGTTCAGCAACAAAACTTAATAACTTTGTAGTTATTAATACCTCAACGGGAAGAACACAACAAGCTACAGAGGTAGTAATCTCAGGATCAACATTTACACTTACAGGTCTTACAACAGGTCAAAACTATACAGTCATTGCACCGGTTCAAAGCACCGTGACTGCAAAAACAAAAACAACTAATGTTGAATCGAAACTAATTACTAACAACTTAATCTACTCTGCGTCTGAGATTAGTTTAGATCGTGTTGATGTTTACCAGTTAGATGGGGTTAAAGCTATCTCTGACACAGGAAATGTGGATATAACCAACTGGTATATTTTCGATGACGGACAGAGGGCATCTCATTATGGGGTGTCAAAGATCATTCGTAAGCCAGGATTCCCTGCCCCCACATCAAATATAAGAATAGATTATCGCTATTTTACACATAGTTCTGGAAATTATTTTGATTCAAGTTCCTATTCAGATATTAACTACGAAAATATACCCTCTTTGTTTAGTGAAGGTCTATCTGTAAAGTTAACTGATGTTATAGATTTCAGGCCTGTAGCGAATATAACTACAGGCAACTATGAAGTTAGTTACCTACCTCATAGAAACAGAAGTACAACAATTGACTATGAACACTATCTACCTCGCCTTGACAAAATTACTATTGATTTACGCGGTAATATCTACGCGATAAATGGAGCAGCTGCAGTTGTTCCTTCTGAACCTGAGAATCATTCTTCAGGTATGCCCATTTATAAGATATTGTTGGCCCCCTACACCCTGAACAATAAATCACCTGAGGTGACACCCACTCTTATTGATAACAAGCGTTATACAATGAGAGATATTGCTAGTCTTGAAAAGAGATTGCAATCGGTTGAATATTACACTGCCTTGTCATTACTAGAACAGGACACTGCTTCTTTATCAATCAAAGACAGTTTGGGGTTAGAAAGATTCAAAAACGGATTTATTGTTGACAACTTCGAAGGACACGGTGTAGGGGATGTATCATCTCCCGATTATCGTTGTTCTATCGATATGGAGAGAAATGAATTAAGACCTCCATTCGTTATGAAGAATATAAACTTGGTTGAAAAGACACCCGCAGAAGCTGATAGAATTTCACGCAACTATCAGGTTACAGGCGACTTAGTTACATTAAGATATACTCACGAAACATTAGTCGATCAAAGTTACGCTTCAAGAACAGAAAATGTTAACCCATTTGCTGTTTCTTCATTTGTTGGTAGGTTGGGATTAAACCCCCCATCAGATGAGTGGTTTGAGACACAAGTTAGACCTGAGATTGTTGTAAATGAAGAAGGAAACTTTGATTCAATAGCTGCATCACTCACAGCTTCTGGGGTATTGGGAACAGTTTGGAATGCATGGCAAACACAATGGACAGGCACTCCGGAGATAACTGCAACATCGGTTGAGCGCCTTGAGAAACCTTATGAGGTACAACCCGTAGCACCACCTCCAAGAGAAGAAGCGCCTGTTAGAACTATTGAAGAGCCTAAACGTGTTCAAGGTCCAATAGTAAGTCAACCTGAGCCAGTTCCTGAAATTATTTCTGTTCCTGCTGAACCACCTGTTAACTCAGCCGATGTTGGGGGCTATGAGGGACATTCTGACAATCAAAGTTCAAGCGGTGTTGCAGACAGCACTGGGAATTTAGGTTGGGGGGATTTAGGTGACTTTGGTGGGTTCTCAACTGATGCAGAAGCTTCTACAGATGCAAGCGCAGACAATGGCGAGGCGGGTGTTGGCAGCGGCGCTGCAGGATTAGGTGGGTCAGACGCTGCAGGTGAGGCAAGTTCAGCCGACGCAGCAGCAGCACCTGGGGGTGAAGATGGGGTAGCTGACGGTTCAACTGATGGTGTAGATGGTGTAGATGGTGCTGATGGAGGTGTAGGACCTGACGGTGCTGATGGAGATGGAGATGGCGATGGTGGCGATGGTGGTGGCGATGGTGGTGGCGACGGTGAGTAATTAATTAACAGCTAAGGAAAAAAATGTATACTAGACTAATTACCAGACAAACTTTGTCACAACAAGTAGGTAGAGCCCGTACAGGGGTTCGGACAAATGTTGTTTCACGCATCGACCGCAGAGTAATTGATGATCGAGTTGTATCTACAGCGACTATCCCTTTTATTCGCCCTAGATATGTTGCTTTCTTGGGTCGCTCATTCAAACCTAATACACGCCTTTATGCTTTCTTTGATGAAATAGATGTTACAAAGTATATCACACCCGCGTCAAATGTTACAGTAACTATGAATAGTGGAACATTTGATTATAATAGTTCAGCAGAATTTTATGGCGAAGAAACAGAACTACAAGCTAGAAAGGTTAGCGGCAATCATCAAAGCGCATTTAATAAAGGGGATATTGTTTTTGTCGTTAATAGATCAAGCACTACGTATACTATCAGTAATACCCCCGCTACTGGCGTCTTAGGATATGTTGGAAATGGTAATGTTTTGTATCTGCACAATATTAAGGGCTCTTTCAACTCAGGTGATATAGTCAATGGAACAATATCAACTGCATGTGCAACACTTTCGGCTGCTGTCACAGCAAAAAATATGGGTGATAATTTAATCACTAATGAAAATGGTGATGTTATTGGAACATTCTTTATTCCTAATACACAGTCGCTTCGTTTTAGAACAGGGACTCGGGAGTTAATTCTTACTGATAGTTCAACCAACGATAAGATTATCGCTAACACTCAAGGTCGAGTAAGTTACACTGCTTCAGGGACATTACAAACAAGACAAGCTACGATTGCTTCTACAAGAAACGCTGAGGTTGTAAGAGAAACTGTAACTGAAACAGATACTATTACTAATAGCACAGAAAATATTACTAATGATTCAGGTTGGTATGATCCCCTAGCACAAACATTCTTGGTTGATGTTAAGAATGGATGTTTCTTAACTAAGGTTGATATTTTCTTTTCAACTAAGGATTCAAATCTACCCGTAACATTAGAAATTCGTAACACAGTCAACGGCTACCCGGGCAGAAAACTTCTTCCATTCGCCCGAGTTACCAAACGAGCAGAAGATGTGGTAACATCAAATAATGCGAGTGTTGCAACCACATTCACATTTGAAAGTCCTGTTTATGTAGAAGAAAACAGCGAATATTGTATTGTTCTTCTTTCTGACTCAGTTAATTATAACGTATGGATTTCTCAGTTGGGTGAGGACATGATAGGAACTGATAGAAGAATTTCACAGCAGCCATATGCAGGTGTTTTCTTCAAGTCACAGAATGCATCTACTTGGACGGCAGATCAATTGCAAGACTTAAAATTCAAACTTTATAGAGCAAAGTTTGATATATCGACAGTGGGTAACTTCGCTTATGTTAATGAAAGTTTGCCAACAGAGCGACTTCCTAGAAACGCAATTAGGTTATTCAAAGACAAATCAACAGTTCGTATTACTCATCCTAACCATGGAATGGATGAGGGTTCAAATGTTGTCATTTCAGGATTGGGAACACAGGGAGAAATCTATAATATCCCATCAAGCAATATTAATAAACAACACTTTCCTATTAGTAATGTTTTACTTGATAGCTATACTATTACAACAACAAACGTTGCTACGGGATCTGCAACATTAGTCACAAGTAATATAAGAGCTACACATGATATTATATTCAATGTTATTAATCCTATTGTGCAGTTTAGAAATTTTTCAGGAACTGCAGTTAACTTCTTAGCTAATACATCACCTGCAACATTCTACGGAGTAAGGTCATCTAGTCCCGTTTCAGTTTTAGTCAATAACAATAACTATTTTGAAGAACCCCAAGCGATTAAAGCTACAGTCAATGAAACTGCTTCATCGGGAACTATTAGAAAATCATTTGAGCTTACTGCAAAGATGAGTTCAACAGTTGATAATCTGTCACCCGTAATTGATTTGAATAGATCATCATTGATTGCTATTTCAAACAGAATCACCAATATTAAGTATGTGGGAGCCAATGCAGAGTTGACTGCGATTGTTACTGGAAACACAAAAATTAGATTCTCAGGCACACAGATTAGCACAAATCATCCTACAATTGCAAATGTCCTGAGTCAACTAGTCCCAGGTAAATCAATAATGATTACGAATGTTGGAGGAAATGCAACTAATAATGCTAATGTTCTAATCTCAAGTGTGGTTAATAAGGATGGTATTGCAAATGTAGAAACATATTACACATTCATTTCAGAGAACCCCGGGAATGCTATTACAATCGTTCAACGTGAAGGATATGTTGATGAGAGAGCACCTGTTGGGGGTCTGAATGTTGCAAAGTATGTTACCCGACAAATTAATCTGAAGAATCCTTCAAGATTCCTTAAAATCTTATTCTCCGCCAATACACCTAAGCAGGGTGAGATTGATGTCTACTACAGAACGCTTCCCGTAGGTTCATTAACACCACTAAGTGAACAAAATTATGTTCTAATATCACCTGTTGAAAATCTTGTTAAGACAGATAATCCGTCATTATATTCTGATGTAAACTATGAGATTGATGATATTCCTAGCTTCACTGCAGTTGCTATTAAGATTGTCTTTCGATCAACGAATAGCAGTAAGGTGCCCTCAATCAAAGATTTGAGGATCATAGCATGCCCCTGACCAAAGTAAAAGACGCCCCTAATCTTGCACGAGATGAGGATACTAAAGCAATTCTTAATACGGATAGCAGAGGTTACGCTGACTATTTGAATAGTCGAGAGAGGTTAAAAAGGCAACAGGATATGTTACTCACTAATACAAGAGAAATAAATAACTTAAAAGAAGACATGCAGGAAATAAAAGCGCTTCTTCTCAATTTAGCTTCCAAGATAGAAGGTAAAGCATAATGGCTATTACAGTTAATACCTCCGATACATTTGAAGAATGGCGACTTAAAACCAATCAGCTCGGAGGTGATTTAGACAGTAACGTTGCAGCGGTTAGAGCTGATTTAGTTTCTAATGTTACAACACTTAATTCTAATATCGCAGCGGTTAGAGCTGATTTAGTTTCTAATGTTACAACACTTAATTCTAATATCGCAGCGGTAAGAGCTGATTTAGTTTCTAATGTTGTGACTTTGAATTCGAGCATCACCTCAAATGTAAACGCGATCCTTGCAAACACTAACTCAGCTACAGGCAATATAGTAACGGGCAATTTGACTGTTTCTAACGATATTTTTGGAAATGCTCTAAGGATCGACACCACGGGCAGGCGCAACTTCTTTGCTGGGCTATGTGCTGGTGCTTGTAACACCACTGGCTGCCACAACATCTTCATTGGACAAAAAGCTGGTGCTTGTAACACCACTGGCTGCTTCAACAACTACTTTGGATATTATGCTGGTGCTTGTAACACCAGTGGCTGCTTCAACAACTCCTTTGGATATTGTGCTGGTCGTAATAACACCACTGGCTGCCACAACAACTTCTTAGGAACTTCTGTTGGTCGCAGTAACACCACTGGCTGCAACAACAACTTCTTTGGTAATGGTGCTGGTCTCTGTAACACCACTGGCAACATGAACAACTTCTTTGGAGCATGTGCTGGTTTCTGTAACACCACTGGCAATTACAACAACTTCTTTGGTTTTGCTACTGGTCGCAGTAATACCACAGGCAGTAGAAATGTTTATTTGGGTTGTTGCTCAGGAG